AGGAAAAATAAAATGATTAAGATTAACAAAAAATGGTATATTGATGCAGATAAACGTTGCTATATTTTATGTAAGAAAACAAAACGTATAGATAAAGAAACAGGTGAAGAAATAGCTATATTTACAGACAAATCTTTCCATCCTTCAGTTAGTGCTGCTCTTTCTGCTTTTATAAAGAAAATGCAACTACAAGAAGTGAGAATAAATGATATGAAGATTGATGAAGCTATTGAGCGATTTAATAAAATTGAAAAAGTTATTATTAAATCTGTAAATGGAAAGGAAATGTAAATGGCTGAGTTATTATTTCTTGTGTTTATGACATTGTGCTTTATACTTTATGGATTGTACGAAGCAAAAGAGAGTTGCTTGCACATTGTTACTATGTGCTTGATTATTGCTGCAATCTTATGTTCAATGTCTTTTATTTGGATTGCTGCTAACGTAATTGTAAATTTATTTGTGAGGTGCTAAAATGGCACATGAACAAAAATTCCAAGTTACTATGATAATGATTCCGTTTCTTTTGTGGTTTGGTTGGTATGCAATCCACGAAAAAGAAA